TCATCCAAGCACAATTTGGACACGATCCTCGTTAGACAACTACGAATGGACATGGTGCTATGCACACGCATTAGCAGAGGAATACAGATATCGCTACGGCAAAGAACATAAATCATTTTGGCAGGTTATTAATAAACTTCCCGACCTTAAAAATATGGAGAGAGTGGGCTTCACAGAGTTTGGACTGGCTATGCCAGATGAACTCAAAGACTATGATGACCCTATTGGTAGCTACAGGATGTACTATCACTTGGATAAAGCTACCTTCGCATCTTGGTCCCACAGACCAGAGCCCGATTGGTGGGTACCGGAGCTCGCTTCATACGACTCGCGTATCACTAGAATTTGACAAGTGAAAGTAGTAATACGCTACAAGCATTGGAAGACCGGAGCTGAGCTAATCGCCTCCGGTAAAATTATACATGATAATCCGCAGTCTGATAGATTAGTGTTGCAGAAAGACGACGGAAAGCACGTAGACATACTAAGGTCTACAGTTATTGAAAGGAAAGTTTTATTATGAATGATTTACCAGAAGGCTGGAGCAAAACAGAAGACGGCCAAGGGCTAAGCTTTAGAGGCCCTTCGCGTGTAGTACACGATCCAGTAAATAGTCCAGCACACTACAAGCGTGCTGACGTTGAATGTATTGATGCTATGAAACAGATTACTTCGGCAGAAGGCTTTGAAGAGTATTGCCATTTGAATGCGTTCAAGTACATCTGGAGATGCAAGAACAAACAAAACAAAACGCAGGACGTACAAAAAGCGATATGGTACCTCCGCATGATGATAGGAGATGATCCGCGTGAGCAAGGGAAGTAGAAGACGGCCGATTGACCCAGCATTAGAACGAAAAGTATTTGAGGATAACTGGGATCGTATTTTCAACAAAAACAAAGCAGATTTGCGCTATGAGAGTGACAATCCTCTTGAGCGCCCATATGAACCAGAGGACGTAAATGAGAAGACTCAAGAAGAAGGACCACGAGAACTTATCAGAAGCCAATATTCAGAAAGTGATAAACTTACTGAACGACAAAACTCCGATTTCCAAAAAGGAAGCATGCAGTATTCTGAACATAGCGTACAATACCACCCGCCTTCAGAGAATCATTGATGATTACGAAGATAAAGTCAGCTATCGCACGTTACGTAAAAAGCAAAATCGAGGAAGAAGAGCGACAAGCGAAGAAATTCGTGAAGCAGTTGAACGATTCCTCTCAGGAGACTCTTTCGCAGAAATCGCTTCCGGTCTCTTTCGTTCACCCTCGTTTGTCAAGGGGATTATTGAAAGAGTCGGAGTCCCTCAAAAAACAGACGAAGGAATAGATTATCTTCCCGACGAGTGTTGCGCCGAACAGTTTGCTGACGGAGAATTAGTATGGTCCGCACGCTACCATGCTCCTGCAATCGTGGATAGAGAAATCTCTGTAGATTATCAAGCAGAAAATCTAGGTTTCTCTGATGTAAATTACGAAAAGAAATACAGTAGTAAGTGCTATGCTATTTGGGTTCTTCAGTCCCATGACGAAGAGGCAGAGGATGTATGGGCACGGGTAAAGACTGGAGGCTTTAATGCTTTCTCTCTGGCATATGATCTTGGTAAATTAGAACACTTAAAACAATATGGAGTAACTTTCCATGGCACTAATAATTAATGGAGTATCGCCCACAAAAGAAGGACAGATAGAAACTATAGAAAAAGACGGTATTTGTATTTACTATAAATCAAGGGCTATAAAGTCTACTAAAGTAGTACCTCATTTTTATGTTTATAAAGCTGTAGACATAGAAACCGGGGCTGCAGTAGACACAAGCGCCTGTCTTTCAAGAGAAAGACGTAACGAAAACGAAGGGCCCTGGCATAGAGAAACTAAGCAAGCTTTAGCTGAGTTATTTAATGGAGAAAATGAAGTTTTTGTTAAAAATGAAAAAGGAGAGTACAGAATTGCAGATATTCTAGTCAATAACGAAACAGTTGTTGAACTTCAAAACTCTCCAATGTCTCCAGAAGAGTTTTATTCAAGAAATCATCATTACCTAGATGAAGAAAAAGAAGTAGCGTGGATTCTTAGCCAGCAAAGAGCGTTTATAAGTTCAGAGAATAAAGAAATTATAGGTCTTCATCAGAGTGTTAGAGAAAATAACCTATGTACTATAAAGTATTCTAACTGCCCCACTTTTTATGATATAGAGCATCTTGAGTTAGAAGATATACCTGTATTTATTGATTTAGAAGAAACCTATCCCGGGTTTTTTGCACAATTAGTTCATGTAGAAGAAAAATCTTATGGAACTTGGAGATTTCAAGCACTTTTTCAAATTATAAAAAAAGAAAATTTGTTAAAAAGAATAAAAACTCGGGGGATATACAAAACGATAAGAGAAAAAATAGCGAAAATGCTTTGGAGTCCTCACGCAGATAATGTATTAAACACAATAAGAGAACGTACGGAAGACTTAAAGGACATAGCAGAGGGCTGTCACATGAGATACAACATTCATAAATCTTTATCTGATAATGTATGTAATCGTCAACAACTAGAAGCTGCTTTAAGAAAGTTTGAAAAAGACGGATACAACGTAAAAGATATGGTAATAGTTCTCAATAAAGAAGACCGCAAAAAATATATTACTGAACTACGAGAAAAGATAGCCGAAGTAGAAAGCTGTAGGGGCAGCCTGAGAAGCAAAATTAAAGATGCAGTAATTCCAAAACACCTACCAGACTGGTTACTAGATTTTTTGAGGAACTACATTTCAGACACTGAAAAGTACCTAGAAGAACAGATGAGACCATTATTAGATATTAGCTGCGCGCTGAATGCAGAAGTTAAAGCTATGGAAGAGGAGCGTAACTTTAGTCCTTCATTACCTAAAATAATTAACACAGAGCTGTGGCTAAAAAGTGCTTGACATATTCTCCGAAAGCTAGTATAATATGTACTATCGAGTAGGAGAACGCATGGACCATATTACAAAAGAATTTTTAAACACCATTCCTTCCAGCAACCAAGACCCTTGGCTGTCTTCAGTATTTAACAACTGGCAGAAACTTCCTGTAAAAAAGAAGGGAGAGACTGGCGAGTTGTATATTCAACACGTTCTTCAATCCTACGGCTACGATGTGCAACACATTGGTGGCGGAGCAGATCACGACCTTCACGATCTAACTAACGATATCAAGTTAGAAGTTAAAACTTCTTTCGCAAATAAACACGCAAAACAAAAAGATAAAATTACTTCAGATGATTTCACCTGGAACCACGTAGGAGTTGATAAAGGCTGGGATGTTCTAGTGCTTGTTGGAATTAATCACGAAGATTCTGAGCGTCGCTACACGCGGCGGGGTTGGAGAGAGCTTACAGAAGATGTAGTAATTCGATTTCTTTCCCGAAGTGTGGTAATGGAGCTAATTGATAATGGATCATTTCGTGCTCAACAAGGTGGAAAAGACTCTGGCAATGATGACTGGATGTTAGATGGTAGCGTTCTCAAAAACAATGACTATCTTGCCGAATACACTGACTATATCCCTTCTTAAAAATAGTTCTTGACAACGTAGGTGCAGCTTGGTATAATTCTTTCATAAGTAAAGTACCGTTCTTCCTGAACAAAGATTATATCTGACTGACTATGGCATTTACCTCAAAAGACTTAGACCCTCTCGTTCGTGGAGACGATTGGTCTCTCAAACTAAACATTAAGTCCAGTAATAGTGCTGTAAACATTACTGGGTATACCTATTATTGGACACTGAAAGAGAACGTAGATGACTCAGATGCTGCGGCAGCTCTACAGGTGACTGCCTCCCCCACAGGAAGCGCGGCTCAGGCTGGAGAAGTTGTACTTACAGCAAGTGCTGCTTCTACCACTCTAATTACCCCTCAAACTTACAACTACGACGTTCAGCAAATAAATGATACTGGAGTCGTACAAACGTTACTGCTCGGAAAAATTAAAGTAGTAAAAGATATTACGCGCAGTACATCATAACCAATGCCCTGCTTAGGGCAAGGGCTTGGTTTAACAAGCCACGAGAAACTAAATGGCTACTATTGTCGATCCAGATGATCTCCGATTATCGTCAGCATCCGCGGCTTCTGGCAGTGCGAACGGTGAGGTATTTATTAAACCCTCAGGTCCTACAATTCAGTTAATTTC